CCGGGATGGTAAGAGCGTTGATTCTGCTGGTGTGATAAACACGACTAACACTTTCATCGAAAAAGATTAATATTTAAAACTGATTAGTTAGGAACAAGGTCAAGGCTTTCATCAGAAAGCTGAAACGAAGGAAAAAGGCGGAACATGAAAACTGCTGACGGTTATCCTGTGGTATGTTACGGTGTAAAAGGTAAATACAATATACATCGCATCTGCCGCCGTTGTGCCATAACCGTAAATACGATTCGATTCCCGAAAAGCCATGCTACAGGCTTCATGGAATACACCTGTTGGGCAGAAGAGAATGCCCGATCTTTGAACAAAAAATTATCGCAATATCAAAATAACGAAAAATAAACAATATCATGGAACAGAAAATAAAGGCTTATAAAGCATTTGATAAGGATTTATCTTGTAGAGGATTTAAGTATAAGGTAGGTAAGGAGTATGAAGAAACAGGCGACATAAAGGCATGCGAGAAAGGTTTTCATGCGTGTCCTTATCCTCTGGATGTTTTTGGTTACTATGCGCCAGCCGGGTCAAGGTTTTGTGAGGTTGAGCAGAGTGGTAAAATAGACGATTCAGAAAGTGACAAGGTTTGTTCTTCAAAAATAAGAATAGGTGCTGAGCTTGATATAAGGGGGCTTGTGAAAGCAGCTGTATCTTATGTCAAGGAACGGTGTACTAACGAGTATAATGCGGAACCGGGAAAACCTGCTATGACTGGTTATAGAGGTGTTGCCACGGCTGGTGATAGAGGTGCTGCCACGGCTGGTAATTGTGGTGTTGCCACGGCTGGTGATAGAGGTGCTGCCACGGCTGGTTATAGAGGTGTTGCCATGGCTGGTAATTGTGGTGCTGCCACGGCTGGTGATAGAGGTGCTGCCACGGCTGGTGATAGAGGTGCTGCCACGGCTGGTGATTGTGGTGCTGCCACGGCTGGTTATAGAGGTGCTGCCACGGCTGGTTATAGAGGTGTTGCCATGGCTGGTGATGGAGGTGCTGCCACGGCTGGTGATGGAGGTGCTGCCACGGCTGGTTATAGAGGTGCTGCCACGGCTGGTGATGGAGGTGCTGCCACGGCTGGTGATGGAGGTGCTGCCACGGCTGGTTATAGAGGTGCTGCCACGGCTGGTGATGGAGGTGCTGCCACGGCTGGTGATGGAGGTGCTGCCACGGCTGGTTATAGAGGTGTTGCCATGGCTGGTTATAGAGGTGTTGCCACGGCTGGTTATAGAGGTGTTGCCATGGCTGGTGATAGAGGTGCTGCCACGGCTGGTGATGGAGGTGCTGCCACGGCAAGAGGGAAGGCTTCAACAGGATATAATGGTTTGTCAGTAGCAAGAGGGAAAAATGTTCAGGTAAAAGGCGGAATAGGTGCAATTTTGGTCATAGCTGAGGAAAGGGATGATACGTATGATATTGTTGATTGGAAGGCTGTAGCAGTTGATGGTGAGGTTGTCAAGGCTGATACATGGTATAGACTGGAAAACGGTGAGTTAGTGGAAGTTGATTAACAGTTAACTGATAGAGCAATTAGAATTTAATTGGTAATAATTACCATTTACCTGACATCAGGAAAATGGTTCAAAACAAATGAGCAATGAGTAAAACAACAATTTATTACCTATTCCTAGTAGTAATGTATATGCTGCTAGGATAGGTGGAAAGGAGATATATGAAACAGACAGTAGAAGAAGTGGCACGTGAAGCGGCAGAAGATTGTTATGAATGCCATTACGATGATAGCTTAGAAATGAGATTAGTTAAAGAGGCATTCAGACAAGGTGCCGAATGGCAGTCCAAGCAATCGCCTTGGATAAGCGTTAAGGAACGGTTGCCAGAAGAGTTAGAAAGTGTTTTGGTTGGGACTAATTACGAGGGCAGATATTATTACGAAGTAGCTTTTGTAATGAACGGGAAGTGGGTATGCCATAATAGTAAACCCATCTATTGGATGCCCATCCCGTCTTTCGATGATATACTCGAAGCTAACAGGGATGTACTTGAACGAATTAAAGAGAAAGGGGACTAATATGGAAAGGTACAGAATCATACGAGGAGAAGGGTACAACGGTTGTATTCCCATAATAATATATTGGGTACAAGTCAGAAAAGACAAACGTATTTCATACGAATGGGTGAATGTAAAGGGCTTTGACACCTATAAGAGAGCTAAAGAGTTGTTGAATGTTTTAAAATGAGGAATTGATTATGAGCAAATATAGATACAGAGAAGTAAAGAACTATATCCATAACGAACTAAAGTTGACTAAAGAGGATATAAAGGATATAATAGTTTCAATCGTGAAAGAGGAAGTTAAACGTATCTTCCATAACACCTATGGGGACGATGTTAATATAGAGAGGTGGATTCGTTGTATGGTTTCTGACGAGATAAAGAAAAACGGTGATTTCTTAATGATAAGAAATTTGTGTAGGGAGATAATTAAGGAGGAAATTGTCGATAGGTTGTCAATTGATATAAGCCTTAAAAAGAAGGAGGAATAATTATGAGTATGTTTACGTTAGAGGAAGTGAATCAAGCGATCAATATGGCAGTTGACGAAACATCTAGAAAGGCAGTTGAAGTTCTTTCGTCTGTATTGGACAATTGGGTACATGGCGGTGATGCAGATTGTATCATTGCGGAGTTTGAGGAAAAGTTAAATGAAGCAATTAATGGATAAAAGATGATGGGTGTATAGATGAAAACCATGAAAGGAAATATATTTGACAAAATAAGAAAAGCATATAATAAATACATAGAGTATATGATTGCTTGTGATGATATAGCCAAAGAAGCACAAAAACATATAGATTGGGATGATAATGTTTCATGTGAATATTATCCGTCTGATGGGATATGTATAATGATAGACGAGCATGTTTGTTATGCTAATACATTCTTTGACTTGGTAGAAGAATCAGAAAACGGTATGATTGATAGGAAAACGTATATGAGAAATTGTATTTGATTATGAAAGTAAATAACGGAATAATAATAGACGGAGTGTTGCATGAATTGTGCGTTGGAATATGTGATGAGTGCTCATTACAAAATGAGTGTGATGATAGTTCAGAAATCATTTGCGATATAGCTTATGAAAACCCAAACATGGACCAGTGCTTTGTCAGTCGTGGGAAAGTAACGGATATTAAGATAGATAAGGAGGAATAATTATGGGATTTACAACACAGTGTTTTATACACAAGAATACTGCTAATATTAGAAATAGATTAAAAGAACTTGGCTATTATTGTAATCCATATTTAGGTTGGCATAATCTATTTACTTGTGTATTTGGAATTAATTCGGTTTATTCATTGGACGATTATGATACAAATGGTCTTAAAGAAATAGATGGTCTTATTGATTGCGGAACGAACGAGGAACTTTTCCTAGCTATCGCTGCATTGAGGGATGATACAGACAAGAACCAATGGTTTACGGATGGTGATAAATGGATTCTGTGTCCTGAAATCAAGTTCTCTACTTATTGGGTTTACTATCATATTGATGTCAATACGGATACCGTTCACAAGGCTACCGTAAACGAACTGATTGAACATTTTAAAATAAAGGAGGAATAATGAAAGCAAAGTATTTTAAAAAGATAAGAAGCCAAGTAAAGTGGTATAAGGTATCATATAGAGATAGTTTATTTTTTAGTTTTAGCGATGAGAAAGAAATATTGGCTAAATCTCCTGAAAATGCTTGTGTCAGATACCATAAACGTACTGGATGTTTTGTTAACAAATATAATCCCAATAGTATTACACAATATAGTGAAGCTGTTTCAAGGTTCAAAGTATGTATAGGTAAGAAAGTAATGTATTTCGATTAAATATGAAAGCAAGAATAAAAAGAAAAATACAAAAACGACCATTTTTATATAATGTAGGACAAGTATTTAAGGCTTGTGATTGGCTTACTAGTATTCAACGTGGAAATATGGTTTGGCGTAGGTATCGTTCATTCGGTACTATTATTAAATCAGAAAATTAAACAATGAAAGCAAGAGTAAAATCAACAGGGGTTTTGGTAGATGTAATTCCGAAAACAAATACCAATGCGTTACATAGTGGAGATAACCTATATGTATGTGATAATATGGTATTCAGAGAGTGTGAACTTGACTTTTTAAATCTTGGAAATTCAGCTATTGATTGGGAACAACGTAGGTACGAATTGGCGAAAGACATTCTTAAAGCTGTTATAGAAAACGATAATGGTATTAATTCTGAGGTAGCCGCTAAATATTCGTTGAATTGCGTTGATGCCTTGATTAAAAGGTTAAAGGAAGGTAACAATGGATGATTTGACAAAAATATTATTTTCAGTAGTTCTTATAATGCTATTCATTCAAATGGGATTGACTATAGCATACAATTGGGATGAAGAATCTATGAGGAATAAGAAATTGGAAAAGATTGTAACAAGATTTGGTGCTCTTACATTGGGTGCGATTGGCATCTCTGTAATTATTTGGTTGATAACATTTATATGGAGTGATTAATTTATCGGAGGAATAATAATGAATGAGGAAGAAATACGGAATATGATCAAGATTCAGTTGCAACATTTAAATAAAGAACAGTTGATAGACGTTTTAACTGATATTTGTATGGTAATTCCTGCGTTTAGAATGTCAAACGTTTTAAGCAGTTTACAATGTACTAATATAAGGTATGATATAGATAGGGTACAACAAGTAAATATGAATTTTGATCCATTACAATCAATATTAAAGAAGGAGGAGAATCATGGATAGTGTACAGACACAAACCTTTTCTATTAGAGGGGATGGAGGTGGTGAGGCATATATTGACTTTTGCGACGGCCAATTATGTGTTTCAGTTGTCATAGAAGATAAACAGGCAGATTTTCACTTTGACCCTGTTACGTTAGGGATGTTTGCCCATGCTTATAAATTACATTGTGAAGAGTGTAAAGAGTGTAAAGGAGAATAACCATGACCGAAGAATTTGTAACATTAGAAACAGCGAAACTGCTGAAAGAGAAAGGATTCAAGGAAGATGTATTTACTTTTTATGAAGTAGATTGCGTAGAAGGTGATATGATACTGTCTGAAACTTACGATGAATCCGAGAATTTCAATGAAAAAAATGATTGTCTTTCTGCACCTACACAATCTCTAGCCCAGAAGTGGCTACGTGAAACCAAAAACATTCATATATGCGTATATAACTGTGCTTGTGGCTATGGATACGAAATATCTAAAGCTGACAATGGAACTCATATGGCTAGTTCTGTTTATAAAGGAACAAATGATGGAGAGGAATGGGATAGCTACGAGGAAGCACTTGAAGCAGGTTTACAGGAAGCATTAAAACTTATATGATTATGGAAATAGCAGAATCAATATTTAAATTCATCCTTGCCTCATTAAATGTTTGTGCTCTAGCATTTACTTTAATTTTGGTAAGCAAGTGGCATATACGCATGGAGAATAAGCTGGATGATATAGAAAGATATGTCCGTCGTGTGTCAGATCGTAACGATATTGTTTTCCTTAACCAGCTCTCGGAGCTGCAAAGACTGTTGATAAAAGAAGAACGGTATGAGGAAGCCGATAAGATTGGAAAAATAATTAAGGATGAAGAAATTAAATTAGGAATAAGGGAATGAAGAATATTAATTTAAACGAACTACGGGATCGAGCTTATAAGACCGCTTGCGAGCACGGTTTCCATGATAAGGAGCTGAGTAATGAACATCTTCTTTGTCTTATCATTTCCGAGCTTATGGAAGCTGTGGAAGCGGACCGAAAAGGTAAATTAGGAAAGAAATGCAAATCGCGTTTTGAAATGGAATACAATCGTTATCCTGCATTAGTGGAAGAAGAAAAGCGATTTAAGTGCTCCTTTGAAAAGCATATAAAAGATTCACTTCCTGATGAATTGAGTGATGCGGTTATACTCCTGCTTGACCTTGCAGGACTTCGAGGGATAAGCCTTGAACTTGCCAACGGAGATATTGATGACTGTATTGAAGATATGGCAGAAGCCTGTAAAGACGAAACTTTCACCGAATCAATCTATTCCATCTCTACACTTCCTGTTAGATATGACGGAATATTTGATTTTTCTATTACTGTGAATGATATGATACTGTCAATTTTTGGACTTGCCAAACATCTTGACATAGATTTGCTTTGGCATATCGAGCAAAAACAAAAATATAACGAATTAAGACCTATGTTGAACGGGAAAAAGTATTGAATATGAAAACAATATTATTTACAATTATATGTATTATCTCCCTATTATGGGTTGGAGATCTCACAATTACATTTAAGCCGTTTTCCATTTCTCTTCCTGGTTGGTATAAGGCTTTGGGTATCCTTCTATTTTTTCTGTCAATGGCGGTATATACTATAGGGGAATATACTAGAGGGTATAAACAGGGTTTCGATGATGGAGTAAAGAAATGTATTGAAATACTTAAAAAGAAATGAATTGTAAACGTTAACTACTTTTAAACTAAGTATTTATGGGTTCAAATGCGAACCATTATAACTACTGGAAAAGCCACAATATTTTGATCCTTGTAACCCAATTTTATGGCTTTTCCAGCGCTCTTTAACTTGTTTTAAATTACAGTTTGTGGATAATTGACAATCAATCTTCTGTTTTCAGAAAAACATTCTTTAACTCATCTTTCCTTAAAGAGCCGTATTTTATAGCACGGTCAATACGTTTTCGAGCATTTCCGTCTTTAGCCTTTATAGTATTCTTAGAATTATCCTTAGATATAATTAGTTTGACCAGCTCATTCAGAGGAATAGGGGATGTCGTATCTCTATCCCAAATAGAAGTGAAAAAATCTTTTGCAGGTTTCCCCATAAGTAATTTCTTTTCCGTTTCATCACCAACTTTTTCAAAATGAAGGTAAGGCTCCGAAATAATATTGAAGTAGGGCAGGAGCGACTTCTCATCCGGTTCACTCACCATGCGAGTTTTTAGTAGTTTTAGATAACGTCCTCCATTCCTTGTACGTCCTATGGCAAATACTCCGTCTGCAAAGTTAGACAATATCTTGCTTCCTGCCATATTCGTTTTCGACAATGGTTTCCATTCTTCAATCTTCGGGGTATGTGCTATCACCATGATACTTATATTCAACTCACGTTTCAATCTTGTAAGTCCGTCCATGATTACCCCGGCATACTCCGCTTCTGCCGTCTGCGTGGAAAGATAGGAAAGGTTGTCGAGTATCATTACTTTTGCTCCCGTGTCAAGCAGCTTGCTCCTGATACCGTCAATTACGTTCATGCTGAACTCTTCGCTATCCACTTCTTCCGATATGGTGCATCTTACAAGATTTTTAGGGAACTTGGCATTTTTATACCGTCTTGCAAGCTGCCTGTCCGAAAGCTCAAAATCGAAGTACAACACGGCTTGCGGTGGCATCTCCACTTCTGAACATTCGCTCTTCCCTTTGGCAATATCGTAGGCTATCTGTGTGGCTAGAATAGACTTACCAATACCATTGTCAGCGAACAAGAAAACAAGCTCGTTCTCCCACCAAAAATCACCCCACAACCTATGGATAGGCGGTTTTTTCTTCCCATCCTCAATGACTGACTGCATATCGGACGAACTGAACAATGGTATTTGTTCAACCATATCGCCATCATCAGGAATTGGCAAAGCATTTTGTTCAAGTAGTTCTATACTATCTTGTATTTGTTTTTCTTCGGTCATAAAATATTAATTTTCAATTCTATCAGGTGCCGGCATTTCCAGCAGCCTGATAGCCTTAATCGTTTTTCTACCTTCCAAGATAGCTTTGCATAATCTATGGTATCCGTCTGCTATTTGTCCTACTTCATCCAGTATAATAGGATAGTCTAAAGAACAATCAAGAACACGTTTGCATTGAAAGATGAAACTATGAAGCTGGCTGCACTCAAACGGTTCAACAGTCAGGTCTATATTCCACAATGGCATATCACGTACAGGGTATTCCTTTGCTTTCGCGAAATTATAAAGTGTTTGAGCATTCCATATCTTATTGTCTCTGTGGTATTCACTTTCAGCAAAAGTCATATTATCTATTGGTACTTTCATACTATTTACTTATTTAGCCCATTCGGACTTAGGTATACAATTCATTAACTTAAACCTGCCGGTCACTTCATTGTGACCGTATGAGTACACATAGCAGATACCTTCTCCGGTAATGTTAACAGTAGATTCTGCACCCACATACAGCTTGCAAACGCTTCCTTTCGGAACATGGAACTCAACCTTTGAAGCAAGCACCGTAGTAAGCGTGGAATCCTGCTCTATTTGCCCATTAAAGTCCACGTACAGGCACGAAGTATATCCGTCCTTGTTCCGCTTCCATTTACCATTAATATAGTCAGAAAACGTCCGTTTCATATACTGAATATCCATACCGAATCCAAAGCTGTGAGCATCTGCTAACAGTTCCACACCGTTTGAATCTAACGCCATATCCATTAACGCTTCCTTACTTGTCGCTGCGTCCCATTTATTTTTATACCCAGTGCAAAGACCGAGCATGATGGCATTACGTTTAAAAGCAAGCAAATCACTCATAAAATTGGAAATTTTTTTAGTTCAACTTCTATAAGTTCTTTTATCATCATTACGGCATTGTCTGAATCAGGAATGCTCTTATAAGTCTTTACAGATCGTATAATGTTACGTGCATGAATATGAGAATGCTTTTCTAGCGCACTGTACGATACCCCAAATCGGTCATGCGCAGTCACAAACACAGCCGGTCTCGCCATTCTCTTTACGAACGGTATATTTGTCTTCCCTTCGTATAAAGACAATGGAGATATGGGCGAATATTTGTCCTTACAGAATACTTTATTTACGCAATCGCACACGATGCGTTCAACTTTTTTTACAACGTCCGATTTTAAGAAATCCTCTTTTTCTGACATACTTTTCTATTATTTTCTTTTGGTCTTCATTAAGTATTTCACCCATAACATACATACTGCCAATAGTAGCCTTTCTGAAATCCACTTCCTTTTTCCCACATTTACCCAAATTACAATCTACACCTTTTGAAACATTCGGTATTATCACATGGGTATTTATGCATCCTTTTACGGGTATCGCCTTAAAGCTAAGAAACATATTACCGTTTCTCACCTTAATACACCCTGTTTCTACATCGGGAATAAAAAGCCCCTTTGTCACTTCTCCGGTCTGCTTGTCCTTGAATGACACCCATTTCACACCGGGATGCCGTTCCATCTTTATGTAGATGTGATATACATTGTCCGGGTTATACCTGTCCTTTCTCGGTTTCAGTTCCATCGTCAAACATCTCTTTCGCTTCTTCTGCCATGATAGCCTTCTGTTCAAATTCCGCATTAGCTTTCAAGTCTTCTTCGGGCGGCGTAGTGTTCATAGCTTTATTTAAATCTTTCATCTGACCTTCCATCCACTTCATGTAGTTTTCAGCCTCTTTCTGCGCTTCATTTATGTCAGTAAACACGGTCATAGGCTTCACAAGGTTGGTTTCTGTAAGCACTTTCATACCGTCCAAGAACTCCTTGTTGGTGGAAGTAGTTTCCCCGAACATTTCATTCTCCTTGCCTTTGATGGATTTCTTGAAGTCCACCATATACTTCAACCATGCATAGAGGGATGTTTCATGCGCCACACCGTCCAATCCTACTGCGTATGGAGTAGTGAACACCCGGAATCCTGTGTAGTTCTTAAAACAGGCATATCCTTTCGTGATTACAATCTCAAACGAGCCGAAGTTTTCTCTCTCCAACACATCACTTTTTTTGATGATGAACTCAAATCCTTGTTGTTTCTTGTTCTTTTCCATAATTACAATATTTCTTCGTTTACAACTTCCGTAATCACCGTTTCCCTCAACTCCTTAATGATTATCGGTGCGTTTGGCTTATCCGAATGTCTCATAGTAGAGCTGACAGCCTTCAAACATTCCTCTTTTGTGCTGAACTTCGTATGAGTATCATACCACATATACGATGTAAATTGCGGCTCTGCCCATTCATAAAGGTACTTATCACCGCATTGGGCGATAAAGAATGTTCTTGTTTTTTTATCGGTCATAATTATATCACTAATTTATTCCATCATACATTATATTCTCTGCATCCAACGCGTTGTTTTCCATCATATAAGTAGGAAAATCAATCCGTTGTGAAGTGTGGCTATGCCTATCTATTTCTATAAACAAATAATATAATCCTCCGTCATAGATACAAGCGTCATACTTTCTCAATAATATTTGAAGTTCTTGTAGAAACTCGTCCATTTTATAGTTCATAATTCTACTTCCCTTTTATTTGTCGTAATCCATTATATTGTCAGCATCAATTCCACAAGTGTATGGGTATTTAACGCTATCCTCTCCAACTGCAATAGTGGTAGTATATACCTCATCACTTTGGTCAAAACCAACATATACAGAAGCATCGTACTTTCTCAACAATGCTTGCATTTCAAAAAGAAAGGCATCTTTATTGTCTATCCTATCTACATCTTCAATCAGGCACGATTCTGCGGTCATAACAGGCGTATCAATCGCAACCCACCCATCTTTGGCTATGGTGACTTTTGAAATCGCATCTCTGTTTTTATAACGCACAAAGTCACCGACATTGATTTTACCATTATCACTCATACCTATTCCTCCGTCTTAGCCTTTCTTCCTCTTTTCGGCTTGAACGCATCCTTAGCGTCCTCAACCTCGATAACACACTCTCCCTCATCTTGAATGGTAGCAATGGTTTCGTTCTCTTTTAATTCTTCCTTAATCACAGGATTAACCGTTTCCTCCGCTTCCTCCACAACAGACTTCCCGAATCTAGGTTTCTCTTGGTTCATGTTCAGCTTCTGCATATCCATAGCGTACTGCAACTGGTACGCCTTGAACTTTTCATCGTCCGAGTCAATGATTTCATCCGCATAGCCAGCATAGTGCATGGCGATAGTTCGTCTGTTTGCTTTCATAGCCATTCCCAACGCTTCTTCATCTACGTACATATACGGATGGATGGAAATAAGCCCATCAATAGGAGAAAGCCGTCCGAATGTCTTCTTGTACTGGATAAGTCCGTCTGCCCTCTGCTCCACAATGGCGTAGGCATTCATGAGGTTCTTCTTTTTGATAAGAGCGATAGCCAATATCCAAGTAAGCCCCAGTTCGGGATTGAACTTCTTTGGCAAGTCTTTCAGCTTGGCGAAAGACAATGCTTCTGATAAAGTTTCTTCTTCTAAAAACATATCATACAAATTATATAATTAAACCAATTAAAATGGGAATACCTAATATTACAGACGTGGAGATAATAACAATCCATCCCCAAAGCCATAAATCCGAATATTCACAATCTTTAAAATTGAATTTATTTCTAATATATGCAAGCATAAGCAATAATATTCCTATTACGGTGAAAAACACCCAGCAAAAAACAAATGGGTATATTGAATTAAACCCTCTAATTGGCAATAATATAGGTATATAATGATTCATTGTTATTCTTCCTTATCCGTTTTCAAATATCCGTTCTCTGCGCACCAACAGAGCATATTATATGCGGCTTCGAGCAATGAATCAGACTTAAATTCTTTGTAGTAGTCAAACTCGTCTGACATCGAGTAGCATATATACCATTCTTCGCTATCATGGGACATTGTAAGCCAATAAGTATCTATGCTTGTCTTCATTTCTTTAGGCAGCACCTCTATGATGTCCTGCAAGGTGAAAGCTGGCATCATTTCAACTCCACGTCTCTTATCTTCAGTAAGGATTGAAGCAATAGCTATGCTCCATTCATCGGATGACAAGAAAAGACAACTTGGATGGGTTGGCATATAGAATCCTTTTTTTGCTTTTAGCCAGCACATACTCGCCTTACTCGTATCAACACCCAACTTTTTCAAATGCAACATCCGCTCGATAGAAAGTGTCTGATTCTTCATAATTTAATTTTATTCGTTAGGAAATTGTTCGTCATATCCGAAGGAATGTCCGTAAACGTTCTTGAACGTAAACGTCACTTCCTTGTATTTCTGCCCGTAAAGGGTGTCGCTTTTAGGCTCTGTGGCTCCTGAAAGGTACATCAGAACCTTTCTCTTCCTCGCTGTATCACGGTAGGCAATCTTGGAGCCAGTAATGAAAGCCATAAAGTCACGGTAAGACTTATCATCCTTGGTATCATCCTCCAAGAATATCAATGTCAGTTTTATAGTTGTCCGCTTGTATGCCGGTGTGCTGGAAACATACACCTCCGCCTTACTTGTTTCGGCAAAATCCTCTGCATACATATTTGTAGGCTCTCCATACGAATTAAGACCTGTACATTCTTTATACCGCAATCCGGGGAAACCCGTTTCCAAGTCTTTCCAAACGGCACCAAGCTCACCGTAACGCATCATATAAAACTTATAGTCATTCATATTATAATATTATAATACACGCAAATATAATTAATTAAATTCATATATTAAAGCTTTACTTTAATATTTATCACTATGATATATTTAAATCCGTTTCAACATTAAGTTTTTAATCTTAAAAGTAAAAGCATATTTGTAATATTGATATCTGTACTTTGTATTGCATAGTACTATATCATTGCATATTAGACATACCCTATATAAATAAAGGAAAAATGTCTAATCCAAAATACATAGAAAGAAAGTAACATAAAGAAAGAGTGAGCGCAGCGAACACCTCACTCCCTTTGATTATTTAAATAAACAAAGGGGAATAAAAGCAATCTGCATAGGAAAGCATCAACGCAAAACATGAATATTGATATAATGATGAATAATATTGTTTTACATAATAAATTGTGTTGTAGATACGAAATATTGCAACACTGCAAGACGTGAAAATTCAGAAAAAAAATTAAAAAAAATCGGGAGAGGGCGGATGTTTACGGCTGCACTGGCATAGAGGGGACGGGGGTATACTTGCAACGCATTGCAGCGCTCGTTTGATTCGTTGTATACGGCTTTAATAAAGGCAATATAGGGCAAAGATAGGTGTAGGCGATACATTGTGAAGATGAAAGCAAAAGGGCTTAATATTGCACTGATTAGGCTTCTAATTGTATGTTATTTAACATGTAATATTTTTATGTTTGTTTACAAATTTAGTGGTTAAATATTTGGTAGAATGGTAACTTTTTTGCACCTTTGTATTGTGAAAAGGAAAGGATATCACATAGTGATAACACAAGATATCCGATTACTTTTCACAAGGGTAAACGTAAAGCGAAGCGTATACGTGATATCCAAAAGCGTGTTATTAAGTGTTGGAATAAAAAGAGAGCCTTAACACGGCAATGTTAAAGCTCTCAAAGGATCGAAATACTAAAGTACCTCATTCCTATCACACGGGACAAAGGTACTTCTCTGTTTTGATTCTTGCAAATATTCTTCCATTTATTTTCTTTGGTTTGCTGATATTACGATAACATACAGCTATTGAGTGTATAGGCTGTACATGGTATTAGTAGGCTATTAATCACGCTATAATGTTGAATTATAAACAATTTAAACTATAGCATTATGAAAGCAATGAATTTCTACACCGCAAACGGTTGGGCTGGTTCAAATTATGACAGCAAGTTATCAACTAAAGAAATATCCGCAAAGGTTAGATCTTATGCTAAGAAGAATTTCCCGGAGTTTAAATTCTCGGTTCGTTCTGAATGGAGCATGTACACTGATTCAATGTATATCGAATTAAAATCCGGCCCTTGTGTTCCTTTCGTTGAAGGATCAAGAAGCGCGGAACGTGGTTATATGTCCACAATGTCAACCGTAAAGGGCTGGGAAAATGAGTTAACGCCGGAAATGTTTAAAGTGTTGGACGCTGTTACGACTTATGCTAGTTCTTTCCGTTATAATGATTCAGACGGCATGCAAGACTATTTTGATACTAATTTTTACATCCATATAGAAGTAAGCGACGAATATAAGGTTATAGAGCCGAAAGCAAAGAAAAGCAGCATTAAGACTGAAAAGGCTGAGGAAGCCAAAGAAATGGAAGCCGTGACGGTTGAAGGTTTGGAAATGGTGGACTATTCAGAAAAGGCGATTGCAGTTTTTGGTGATACGAAGGCTATCAAAGAGCAATTAAAGGAACTGGGTGGACGCTTTAACCCGTCTTTAAATTACAACGGTGAAAAGCGTGCCGGATGGATATTCAGTAAGAAGAAAGCGGACGAAGTGCGCAACCTGATGGCTTCCGAAAAGGTGGAAGCCGTGGAAGAACTTCCGGCACTTTCTGAAGAAATATACATCCCGGAATTAGAGGAAGAAACGAAACAACCGGAGAAGTTAGGTAATATCCATTTAACCGAAATGGGCAACTTTAACGGCGTGCGCTATTATAACATTGAAGGCGCTGGAATCATAACCAGTGCGAAAGTACGCGAGGACATGCAGCCGGGCGATATTTTCAACGTGTACACAGATAAGGAGCGAAAATATAGTGTAACTTATGACGGTGTAAGCCTGGAAAGCAGTTTAAAAAACGATCTGCCCGGTATAATTGAGTTTAATTGCAAAATAGAATCGGGCACGCTTAGCGCTTCATCACATTATACCCCGCTTACTGAGGGAGTGGAATTTTATGAGAAGAAAGTAAAAGGAAAGCGTTACACCGTCAAGGATAAGCCGTTAACACTTGGATATTACGGCATATTAGATAATTTGGACAACTGTATAATAGAATGCTATCCGACTAAGGAAGAAGCCGAAAAAGAGGCGGAAATACTTAACGGGTTTACGGATGGTAACGGACGATTAAAGACGGTCATTTAATTAGCTGAATATGGTTTTGTTGGTTTTGTTATTCGGTGCTGTGATATTCATTTCCGGCACCGACAGGGATAAGTTACGCGAATTTTTAAACAAAAATGATGAATCAGATAAGTTTTAAGGATATGACATCAAAAGCAGCATTAAAGCAATTGCAAGTATATTGTGCGGCAAATGGTTTCGCCCTCTATCCATCAAGTTTGCCGAAACAAACATACTCTATAATATTGGCGGATGGTGACAACGGCGAAATAACAACACGTTACCCGAATAAGCGTATAAGCGGGTATTTCACCCCGAAAGAGTTATTAATATGGATCGGAGGATACTACGCAGCATTGCAAATAAAATAAAGTGATTATGAGAGTTTATTTTGCAGAAGTAAAAACAAGATATCAAGCGATTAAAGAATGTCCGTTTACGCCTTCAAATGTCGCCAAAGTGTGTGGAGGCTTCATGTGTTTTGAGTCTACGAATGACTACAATACATGGAAAAACCAAAAGTAACCAATTATCCCGTATCGGCTTAACCGTGGTCTTTGATGAATATACGGGAACTAGTTTTATGAACTTAAAAACATTAAATCATGAATATATACGAATTTATACACAAGAATGGATATAAAGCCTTGCAAGGCAAACAAATTGATGTATGCGGTGAAAAATGCTTCATCCATGAACGATTTTTCACACCTGAACAAATTCTTGAGCATACAGATATAGAATACCGAATAAAGCAGGGGAGAGAACCATATTTCAGGCTTTATGGCGGTGAAACGCAAAATGCTGATTTAGTGAGATGGATATATCCAACATACGAAGTAATAAATGAATAAATATAAAATATATTGCCACATGTTAGCATAGACGTACGTTGGGGCTTTTTGCCAACATATCATCTTATGACACCCCGGCAGTAATACGGCTGCCGGGATTGCGGAAAAGGATTAAAAAACGAATTATTTACAATTAAATCAAAGCGAATATGAGAACGAAAACACCCGAACAATTAAATAAGCAATGGAAGCGAATAAGCAGCTATGTAAGGCAGCGCGGCAGATTTATGGAATACTTTCGCATATACGCACGTTATCGTAACCGCATGGCAAAGTATTTAGGCTCATCGCCTTATTGGCCAATAAATACAGGCTACCAATACACGGAAGGAAACAACGCGCCTACACCGCGCAAGGTGTAGGCAGGATATTAATAACGAATTATTAACCGCAAGCAATTGCACAAAACGGAAAGTATGAATATTATTACAGATAGAACAAAAGCCCCTGCAAAGCTGCACTATAGGGTAAGCAATAACAGCGGATCAATAAATAAAGAGTTTGGCAAGAACCAGCAAGCAGCCTATGACTTTGCAAACGGAATGAAAGAAACGGCAACTATACGCGGGTATTTCGTTTTCAAAAAGCGCGGAGAATGGCAAACTAATACGGTATTTATAGACCATGTGTTTAAATAACCAACTATCCCGGCGTGGGGGACAACAAGCGGAGCGACACCGCCGCCGGGAACTGATAACAAACTAAAATTATAAAGATATGAACAGATTAAAAAACGCCATTGAGGCAGGAAAATTCGCATGGGAAAGGTATCTGAACGGTAAGACATGGAACGGCATAATGCTGCGTACACAACCATTGTTTTGCTGTTACGGGCAAATAGGTTATCAGGTGTTTGTGTACGACCGTGAACAATATGCAGCCACATTCACATACGATTGGGAGAAACAGCAAACCGAAATTTCTATTAACTAAAATAAGGAGGAACGAACTATGTTTTTTATACTGGTGGTAATTTGGATAGTGTGCGGAACATTGAAGGAAATGACGGGGCACAACGGTTTCTAAGAAGAATTAAACGAATTGTATTAACTTAAAAACGGATATTGAATTATGGGAAAGATATATGCCTATCACCGCTTCTCGACTGACGAGCAAGACGCACAAAGCCAGAGAAATATAATAGCAAAGTATGCCGAATCAAAAGGGCTGCAAATTGATGAGATTATTTCCGATGAAGGAATAAGCGGAAGCGTTTCGTACAAAAAAAGAAACCTATCCGAATTGTTATCAAAGACGAATAAAGGAGATACTATTATAGTGTCGGAAGTTTCACGCCTTACAAGAGGTGGCATTATAGAACTTAGTGATATGATAGCCGAATTTTTCGCCCCAAAGGGGTTGCGGTTAATCATCTCAAACGTGAATCTTGATATTGATTGCTCCGACATGAATCCACTTATAGAGCTGCAATTATCCATGATGGCAACTTTTGCTAAGATAGAACGGCTTAATATAAAGAACCGTACTAAAGCTGCATTGGAAGCAAGAAAGAAAAAGATAGAGCAAGAAGGCGGCTTTTACTCAAAATCGGGCAACTGGTGCACCTCTTTGGGTGGTACTACATCCGGACAGGCAAAAGGAGGTAAGGTGAACGGGGAAAAGAGAAGAAAAGAAGCGATGGACGACAAGCTAAACCGGACGATTGCCGTAATGCTGCAAGACTGCCAAACACCGCAGGATGTTGACAAAGTAGCGGACAAGCTAAATGCAATGGGATTAAGGACGGCTACCAATAAAGAGTTTACACGGAATCGCCTTACCGCATTGCGCACTAAGATAAACAGACGTGCGGAATACGCTAAAAGTATGCTTTAAAACATACTTTATAAAACGAATTACTGATTTATAAATGATAATTTTGCAAACAATTAACGCTTAGCTATCGGCATGACGGGCAATTTATTATGAATCAAATTGAAGAATTTGTAAATGATGCGGAACAATTGATGGAAGCGATATTGAAAAACAATGTGAACGGTGAAGAAGTAGAAGTAACCGCCACAACCAATCACCCTGACAGTAGCTACGGACAGGCTGTTTGGGTAGACGAAAAAGGAACGGCGTATTGCCAAGTAGGGATGGAAGCACCGTTTTACACAGTAATAAAAAAGTAAGGTTATGAAAACGAACGAATTTATACATAGAATAGAGAACGGAGAAGCAAAGGTTCTAACAGTTGAAGAAGCCAAGAAACTGAAAGGGAAGAAAATATATTGGTTCTATTTCGGATATTCAGGAAACGAAAACGAAGTGCAAGAAATGAAGGTCGGTGATATAGTATCAGAACTTGAATATTATTCAAGCCAACCTTGTGAAGGATATGAATCACGTGCTGACTATTGGAAGTCGTATATGTCAGAGAAACAACTTGAAACAGTAGACAAAACATTGATGCTGTTGGATTCTGACGGGAAGGACAAATTTATTAAAGCACATTTAAACATGAACTTCTTCGATGAGCCGACATTCACTTGTTCAGACGCTGATAGAGAGGTTTATTATTTGGTTATAGAGTGAATTACCGCTAAACTAAAGATTTAGGGGCTTTCAAATGCGAACTCTTATAAAACTAGGGGAAATATCCTTGGTCTTTCTTTAATCTTTTTGGGGGTAGAAAAAACGGGAATTACAGGCACAACGATATCACCCTTGCCAACACGACAAAGGGTATCAGTCTATAAATGAACCTCTCTATACGTTCCATCGCATCACAGCAAGTAAACGACAAAAATACCAGTGAGGCACATCATCAGCATGTTCAAGCAATATGTTCAACTTATCTTCTTTCATTTTTAAACATAAAAAAAGCGGTAAAACCGTTGGGAATTACCGCTTTGAAATCTCTATAAAGAATAAATATCCTTGCATTAGGTATACCTACAATCATTGAAGGGTAAACTTGTGGCAAGGACGTAGACTTAAATTGTTGCCAAGAAAGAGGACAAACTACTCATGTCTTCGAACTCTTTTATTTCAGATTCACTTTGTCTGAAAACTCTTTTTGAATTACGACCGTTTGTTACAGCCTCCAACATGGATTTTACAAAATTAGACATGTTTACCAAAGAAACATTCTTATTTTCTTCCATCACATTATATAACTCATCCGTGAAGGAACGAGACACAAATATCACTCCAGAGAAATCTAATATAACGTCCTCTTTAATGCCATCAATGGCAGATCTTATAATATCCGCATTAGCTCTTGAACGGATATCCGTACTAATCAAATCCGCAATTTTTAACATCGTATTCATATATTTATTTTTATCGAGTGTATTTATTATAGTCAAAGTCCAATGGGACCTTAACCGGAATTCTCATTAGAATTATTGTTCCATCCCAATATATAGAATTGGGAAGCTTAACAAATACAGAACCGGAGCTGTCATGCCTATGAAACGCACCTCCGGACAACATGAAAAATGAGCCATGAAGCCCATCAGAAAGCATTTCTTTGGATGAAGATATACCGTATCCTCTATTTTCTGCATTAGGCAAGTTCTTTGTAGACTTCCCCTCATTTGCCAACCTTAACGCTTCGGCATCATTCCCATTAATCTCATCCAAAAATTTTTGGGCCTTTACATAACTTCCCAGCACGGTTATTCCATCGTCAGCCAAGACCAAATCTATACAATCCTCTTTCTTTAAATACTGGGAAAAGATATAACCATGCTTGCCTTGAGAATGTTCGTTCATGTTATCAATCAATTCTCCTAAAAGATATGAAAGAGGAGTAACGATACGATAATCAGCTCCACTTTGTGTCTTTATAATTCTTTGAAGAATGCTTTGTAAATCGTCAATATTACTTTTGTGCAAATCAAACTGACATACTGGCAAATATGTTTTAGAGATATATGGCTCCAAAACCTCTTTCATGTTGGATCCGGCATCCACAAGTAATGGGTTCTCAAAATAAACCAAGTCCAAATAGCCAGTGATACGTATCGGTCTGTTTATGCATATCACATTCTTCTCACACCTTTGCTTATATATAACAAGCGGAGCGAGAAAAAACGGATGAAAAAAAGAAGTGTTACTTAAATCCCAGCATAAATCATTCATGCAACAATTGTCAGTCTGTTGTATGACTTGAAACAGATGATTAAATGCGCTTCCTATTCTTTCATCTCTATCCACGTTTGGTATATGAATCACCTTCTTCATGATGCAAATTAAGTGATAAGTCTACATATTTGCAAATCATATCCCTTATTATTTTTAGCAGTAGTTCCCAAAAGTCAAAGAACGCTTCTGTTCGATTATTATTTTTCCAATCCTTTTCTGCAATGTTCACATAAGAACTTTTTGGCTACAGGGAACATCTTTTGACCGACATATCCACTGAGATATTGCGCTTCCTCTCCATAAGGATCAATCCCGAAAGCCTTGGAGATATGCCGGCACAAATGACCTTTTTCGTGGTCCCACGAATTTTGAAACTCTTCGGGGGTAGAGGTTAGTGAGATAACCATTACTGTCTCTCTTCTCCTGTAGTCCGAATAGGTTAGACCGGTATTCATTCTGCCTTCGGTCAGATTGCGATACGCACGCTTGAGGGAATCCCCCCTGCATCCTATACGGTACAGGTCCATAATGATCCGATCCGCCCAATAGGTGTGTACCGCATAATACACTTTGACGTGCCAGTCCCCATATTTCGGTATGTAGAACTCCTGAATAATCATATCACATCCGACCAAATTACAGGAATCCCTTTACCTATACAGGTGGCAAAGAACTCGTCAAACGCCCTGCAAGGATCGCCATCAATATCATCAAGGTAGCACTTTATATGCTTGCACAAGTGTGCCTCGTCAACCAATGATTTTTTATAGAAATCCGCTTTCAGCATGTTTGCAACATAAGCAACGTCATAACCCTTGTCGTGCTCAATGGTAATTCCGTTCGCTTTCAGCATATCGTCCACTTCATCTTTGCTCCACGGCTCCAGCTTTTTCTCTTTGCCCGTGGCTTCGTCTTTCACCTTCATTTTTGAAACGGTCCATTCATAAAGTTTCTTGCTGAAATGAAAGCCGTATGCTTCCAGATATTCCCTCATGCCCGATGGAAATCTGCTGTATGTATCCAATCTTTGTTCCATAACCTTTATTTAAAAAGAGGGGCATTCCACCCCTCCACCATTAATAAAACTCACCGTTAGCGCGTCTGCGTCTGCGTTCGCCCATGTCATCCATACGCGGATATTCAGGAAAGTATCCGGGGTATCTGCGTTCATCCATGCCGGATGAGCTTCCACCACCTGAATAACTTCTTCCGCCATCACGGAAACCCATTTCTCCGCGCATCTCTCTCATGGCTTTTTCGTAACCTTTGCGGCAGCCTTCCTTGTAGGCTTCCTCCACTTCGTCACCTCTCATACCGAAGCCGCGTCCGTAATCGTCACGCCCTTCTTCTAATATTTCCCACATTCCCATAATCATTTCTTGTTTTTAGATGCTTCAACCACTCCGAGCTGTTCCATTAACTTCTGATTCTGTGCAATGAGGTCAGCCATATTTTTGCTCATTTCCTGCATGTTCTTATCCATATTGGACATTTGCCCTTTCAATGCGGATATTTCCTGCTCCTGCTGTTGCTTGGCTGCAAATTCAGGGTTCAGCATGGCAAGCATCTGGTCACATACCCTAAGAAAGTTCTGATGATATTCCACACTTTTTAGGACATCCTCACTTTTCTGCTTCATGGTAAGGACCTCAGTATTCATTTCGTCTCTTGACCCTGTAATCAGCATCCCTGTCTTAATATCATCGGCAATATTGGCATTAGCCGGTATCTCTTGCAAATTGACATTCTGTCCGTTTATATTCACGACAAAATCAATAACCTGTACCGGCTGTGGATAAGGCATGTTGGGAACAGTCTTATATATGGTTTTTATGGGGCTTACATTAACGACCTGCCCACATTCCAAACTTGGATTTGCACCTCTATGAAGAAGATATAATGTACTGTTTACTCGTAAGTTCTGAAACATGATTGTTTAATTTTAAGGAGTGTGGTTATTCCCATTTTGGGAACCACCACAAAACTCCATGTTAATTATTACTTGCTCCGTAAAGAAGCGGTTTCTACTGTAGGAGCCGAAGCCGTTGTCGGTCTATATCCACCATTAACAAGATACAATTCGTTGGTGTACTTGTTATAATGGATCTCATAGATGCCGGTTCCAGCCAAGTTTGCAACAGTCACAGGCTCATTGTTATAAGCCATCAACGGTCTTGTGTCCCCATTAGTTCCTATCAATATCGGAAGTGTAGCAGTCGTGCCGGCAGGTATAGCCTGACGGAGGCTGATATAGAATCCTCCAACATAATCCCTGTTACGGAATGCGTGGTTAGGAAGTTCCAAAGTCACATTCTCAGTACCGACTGTTACAGCCACCGTAGGAAGAGTGTTGAAATTTGTTCTTCCGATTGATGGGAATGGGAATCCTGTAAAAAAGTTAGGCCACATATCTACCTCCTTTCTTACCGGATTAACCCCAGTAGTTGTTGCAACCACATCCACTACGTCCGTATACAGCGTCACCCATATATGCACCGTAGGCGGCTGCACGGAAACAATCTGTATTAATAGCGGTTAAATTGGGGTATTGAACACTCACAGTATTGGGGAGCTTGCATTTGATTTTATCTACGTCTCCTTGTAATGCCTGCAATCCGGCTGCCAAAGGAGCAATCTGTTGTCCTACTGCACTCAGGATAGTGGCGTTCTGATTACGCTGGGATATTTCGGCTGTTAAAGTAGCCTTTTCCGCAGTAAGAGATGCGATCTTGTCCTGCAATGCCTGATTTTGAATTGCATCAAGTTTAGCAAGGATAGCATTCGTGTTGGCAGTAGCACCGTCACGCAATGACAATGCATTGTTGTTCATTGTATTGGTAAGGGCATTCATTGATTCGCAATTCTGCAAACGTCCTTCATAGCCTTGTCTTTCAATAGCTGTTTGCGTTTTGCAGCAACAATCGGCAAGTTGAGTAAGGATAGACTGGTTGCCTGACTGCATAGCATTAATAATCTGGTTGGTTGACAATCCCACCTGATTACCTACTTGTGTAATGCTATTCTGAACATTGCACAATGCTGTCTGAACCTGTTGGGTAGAGCAGTTGAATGAAGAAGCCAATTGAGAGATAGCATTACCGTTACCCTGAATAGCTTGCATCAACAATTCGCGTCCTGCGTTTCCTGCCAATTCTGCCGGAAGTCCGTTAGCTCCGTTTCCTCCACGTCCACCGAACAAACCGCCACCATTGCCGTTCCATCCAAAGATACTTGCTATCACAACAAGCCAGATAATGCTCCACCATCCGTCCTGTCCTCCAAAGCCGTTGCCGTTATTCATCAAGGCAAGCAGGTTAGGGTCTATCCCCTTGTTCCCAAACATTCCGGGAAGCATGGCGGTAATGTCAAGCTTGCTACCGCCTGAACCTCCATTGCCTCCGTCTGAATTAAAAACATAAGTTCTTTCCATAAGTATTTGTATTTTGTATCCCGGTCAAAATTGACCGTATGCAAAAGTATACATATCATAACTCATGGAAAATCAGTTGTTTCCCAACAAATTCTTTATATTATCCCAATATATTCTCATCATTTTCCCACTCTCTATCCTCTCATGGAAATTAGATATCATGTAGTTGACTGCACGTTTGGTTTTGTGAATATGAGCGGCTATCTGTGAAGGGTACATGCCACTTTCGAAAAGAAGAGATACAAGAAGATACCGGGCATCCACTGTCTCCATATTCTTATCAGACGATAATATTTGGTCAACAGACACTTCTGTTTCTTTTGAAACAATATTAATTATTTTGGCAAAGATTTCTGACTTGCACATGTTTTTTTCTAATTTTTATTCTTATCTTTGCCATGCCACATAAAACAAGATATTGACGAACAAAGCATAAGACATTTTGTTGAAGATATTTTAGCCTCCAACGTGCAGTGTCTTATGCTTTTATCATGTTTTTATGTGGCAATATTAATATGAGCGTTGGGGGCTTTTTTTTGATTCTAAGCCCCTGAAAGAATTACTTTTATTAAATGAGTTTTTCTATTATATGCCACACTTCTACCTGTGGCGGATGATACTTGATGTTGCTATTTCATCTTGCACCTCCTTTCTTCTTTATCAGCCAAATGACTACGATTAGTAATATTAATATAATACCTATTGAAAACTCTCCTAGTTCTAATTTCGTCTTCTGCCACCATGTTAATTCCTTCTCCACAGGGTAGGGGACTTCTAACTCTTTCTCCTTCTCTATATAGGCTGTATCGCGAATCATCCTGTCACGGTAGACTATATGCCACTTGTCAACAAACACTGAATCGCCTTTCTCTTTTATATGGACAGAATCCTTAATGTAGATGGAATCACGCTCATGCATGGTAAGATAAAGACTGTCAGTCCTTATAGTTTCTACCGGGACATACCTTATGCTCCGGCATGATCCAAACAGCAATAGCAATGCTATCCCTACCGCAATCCATATATAGACTCTCTGTTTCATCCCTCAAATTTTATATCATTTATACGGTTCATCCAGCCCCGTTTGAACTTGTTGTTTGCTGGGCGTTTCCGGCATATATCCTCGATGAAATCAAACCGTGCAATCTTGATCTGGTCAAACAATTCACGGGGATTACGGGAATTTACTGCGGCGAGTGTCTTAGGCCCGACAATGCCATCAGGAATCACACCAACCAAATCCTGCGGTACTTTAATACCATGTACCCCAGAAGCCCATACAAAATCGCATACTATCTCTGCTATACTTTGGCTTCTTATTTCATCCGCATTCCATCTATCCCAATACAACATCTTCAAGATACTTTTCCAATCGTTATATGACAAATCCATCAACCTTCCGGTCGTAGGTTTTGGATAACCTTTTCTACGACAATATTCCTCATAGGTAGCCATTGTCACACCTACCATAGTTTGTCCTCCTAAATCATCGGGATCATCAGCCCATCCTGTTTTTCTTGCTCTTTGAAAAAGAGACTCATTGGTTTCATTGCTTTTCTTACTTATACCAGCTTCCCATTTTATAAGAAATGGTATGAAATGTTCAATATTAGCCATTTTTCTTTTCCTCCTTATCTTTAAATTATAAAATTACTATTATTTTTGTCGCAAAAAATATGGACTTATCAGAACTTATTAGAAGCTATACTCCTGAACAGAAAAATGTGTTCAGTGCTTTTCTCATCCAACTACCATTAATATTTACTATAATGTATTTATACATACCTGCTTTTAAATCCTTAGAGCTTTATTTGCAAGTAATTTTTGCCATATCTGCGTCTACATTATCTATTTATTATTCTTTTTGTTTGTTATGTTTATGCTCCGTTTGTTCCCGATACAGGTTTAATATGGAAATACCTATACTTATTATGCCAACATTGACAGCTGCATTTCTTTTACTGCGTTCGCCAGAAAGCTATTTAAACGGGCATGAATATGTATTAAGAATAGCGCTTAAATGCACGTCATATTTCTATGGATTCATCGGAATTACAGGATTCTTTTACCGAAAATGCGTAGATTATGGCATAAAGTGCAAAAGGCGCAATAAAAATAAAATCAATTAAACTCATTTCTTTTCCTCCTTTTTATTTTCTGTTATTATTTCATTTATATCCTCTTTTTCTACATCAAGCACCTTCTTACCAAACAGACCTAACGCCTTAAGCATATTAAAGCTGTATCCTTTAGGCTTCAATATATTTGATATGATAGAGCAAAATTCAATGAAGCAAACTAGCAAACAGGAGTATATGTCTATATCCCATTTGCTGCCGGATGCAATGTTTATCATGACAACCATACAAACAAAGGCGAAGTAGGTTACAAGTTTACCCATTGTGCGGCGTATCGCACTAGAGAAACGAACCTTTTCGCCCATCAAAAGGCTTTTCCTTATTCCAAAAGCCAAATCACATATCACTACTGCAAATGATACAATAATCCAAGGTATCATGTGCTCCAATGATTCTGCTATAAAACCGCTTACTATTACGGAGAAGCCACCCGGTATGGCTTGGGTTGTTATACTATCTCTTACCATCAGAATGATTATTTAAATGTATTAATTAATTAGTCACTTATGAATACTCTTAGTCCTGCTCCCCTTGAATTTGAATTTGGCGCGAATACACGGTCTATTCTATCTGAAATAATCTCCAAATATCCCGTCTGCGCTTTCAATTCAATTAGCATGGGGTTTGTTTCAGCTTGTGATTCCAAACTATATCGAGCGTCTAACAGATTTCTGATAGCTGTTATGTCAGTAGTTTGCTGGCTTACAAAGAACCTGATAGAGTTTAGTAATGCCTCAAGCGCCTCGGCGGTAGTCTCTGTTATACCTTGTATTCCTTGTTGGAGAGCGGATAAATTTGCTTTACCTCCGGGTTCCCATCCTATTTGGTTAAAAATTTCTTCTGCCGCCTCGTTATATTCACCAAACACTTCCTTCATCTTGTCAGACCAGTCTTTGATGGCTTCGGTATTAATATCATTCGGCTTTAAAAAATCCGTATATGCCTTTTGAAGTCTTTTATATTCCTCACTATTCTCTATCTCATCAGCAGCGGCATTCGCTTTTTTTGCGACACTTTTTATAACCGAATTATTGGCTGTGTTTCTTAGCCTGGTTATTTGGGCTTGAAGTTCAAAATACCTTTCTTGATCCTCTTGCTCCATATCTGTTCTTGTTGCAATTAGGCTGTCAAATTCGTCAAACATAGGTTTTAAGAACTTGTCAGATAATCTTAGAAGTATCTGTTGTTTTACATAGTTTTCCATAAAATCATCAAAACTTTCTTGAAGTCCAGACAAGCCATCCCCTGTTTCTTGAAACGCTTCCAACCATGCCGATGCAAAATTCTCAGCCAATGTTTTGAAATTTTCATCGGAGCCTACACCGCCAAGTTCTGCTATCATGTCATTAGCACTGTCAGCCAAAGTATCCCTAAGATCTTCAATCTGTTCCTGCCATTCGTTTATTTTATCCCAGTCAGTATCTTTCTTGTCTCTTTCGGCGGCTATCATGGCATTGAGAGATACTATCTGTTTGTTTATGTTCTCATCAAGTTCATTCCCATATTCTTGTAGCTTTGTTATATCCCATACATTGTCTATACTCTCTTTTAGCTTGTCGTATTCACGTTCCAGCTTCTTTATCTTTCTTTCATGTCCTTCTATTTCTTTTTGCAGTCTTGCATCATCCGATCCGAACAAGGCACTTACTGTTTTTGCCAAGCCCATTGCCGCTTGAAGATATCCAACCGGACCTTGTGCTATTCCTGTTGCTATTTGTGCTATACCTCCTGCCGCTTCTGCCGTGCGGTTGATAACGTCTTTTGTACCATCAGACATTGAGCCGAAAACATTTTCAAGGTCACTGGCAATTTGTGGCAATGCGGATGAGAATTCTGAAAAGATCCTTCCTGATTCTCCGATTTTATTTTTCAGAGTGTCGCCTAGATTTTGCCCATTCCTGATTTGTTCGGCGGTTTCTTTTGATATTTTCTTTTCAGCGGTAAGTTGCTTTAGTATTATATCAAGTTTGGATTTTTCTGTTTCGAGCTGAACTGACAATTGTCTGGCTTCTTTAGAAAGAATGCCAGACGTTGCTACTGCCGCATTATATTCTTGCCGTTTCTGTTCGACAATTTTCGATTGTTCGTTGCTCAGGCTTGTATAATAGTCAACCGCATTGTTGGCTCTTATGTTTTCCTCTTCAAGTTCCTTTCTCTCTTTTAGGAACTGAATATACTCTTTCACTCCCGAAGTAAGACCGATGAAGGGATTTTTTTTAGCAATCATTTCATCAATTTTCTCTTGTTGGTTGATGATTGCTTTCAGTTGGTCAGCCGGAAGATCCTTCAGATTCTCACGCAAACTCATAAGTTTGTCACGCATTGCTGTGAGCATACGTGTGGATGCACCTTCAATGTTCTCGAACATTGAGATATACATATCCGAATTTTGGAATTGTTTCCATGTATTCTCGTCAGACTTCTTGTTGTACTGACTTGTAAGGTTGGATTCATACAGCGTTTTTTGTTCATCGGTTAGTTTAGCTCTTTGTATTTTAGCTCTTTCCTCATAATACCATCTGTCAAGTTGCAACCGATCTGTGAGTTGTGATTTGTAATTCTTAGTTAGTTCGATAACAAGGTCTTGGCTTTCCTTTATGCGTTGCTGTTCAAGCTTCTTTATTGCATCTTGATAATCTTTGTATTGTTGAGTATTCGGGTCTTTGTATGTGTCACCGTACTTTGTTTGAAACTCAATTTCAATCCCTTTCTGCACATCATCCAACGTCTTGGCAAGTCCGGGGAACAACTGTTGAACCTCCGCTTCGGAAAGTCCTGCATCTTTCAGTTTCTTGTGCAAATCCAATCCGTTGAACATGGATTCAATGTTATCTTTAGTTTTGTCTAGCTGTTTTTTAAAATCATCTGCATCCTTTTCGTCAAACAAGACATTAGCATCTTTTTGTGCTCCTATCTTCTTCCTAAAGTCAGTAATAATCTTTGCAAGTTCCTGCAAAGCCTTTGCCGTATTTTCCTTATTAGGCAAGAATGCTTCCCCTATGATATTTTTAGGCATCTGAACATCTTTCAATTGGGATGCGTAGCGTTCCATGACTGTCTTAGCTGCCTTATCGCTGCCCATTACCTTATTCAGCTTCTCGTATTCCTTGTTAAGCTCTTTAATAAGGGAAATGCGTTCTGCTAATATGTCACGTTGTAGCTTCGTGTCAGTGTCTTTCCCGGTATTATTGTCTGTTTTTCCTTTATTGGTAAAGTCTATATCATAAATAGGAGCTGTAATTTGTTGAACAAAATCTTGTGACCAATCATGCAATATTGCATAGTTGTTTACCATTGCGGCTTTCACATCATTGTCATAGTTCTTAAAATTGAAAACATTATCAAAAAAAGAACGGATCTTCTTTGTCATTTCATTTTTGGAAGAATCAAGGCTGTTCTTTATTGCATTAACATTTTCAAGTATATTACTTCTGATTCCAGCAAAAGTGGTTGTTGTAGTGGAAGAAACAATTCCAAAAGACGAAGATGATGTACTAATATATGTTTTTTGTATTGACTCTAAAAAATCCAATAGCTTTTTATAATAATCTTGTATAGCTTCCAAAGAACCTGATTCTGTTACGCCTAGTTCCAATTCTTTAAGCTCTTCTTGTGCAATAAATCCAGTTCCTTTATCTGCTACTTTTGCCAATTCTGTCCGTATCTGGGTTATTGTCGCTAATGCTCTCTGATAAGATTCTGTTAATCTTGTGTTTGCTTCGTCCGCATCGGTTTCCCAAAACATAGAATTGCTTTTCTTGTCAGTATTGTATTTATAATCTAGCACAAGCATATCATCAAGATATTGCTTATGCTGTTGCAACAACTTATCATATTGTTCTCTTGCTTCATTCTCTGATATATTTGCCTTTATCTCTATTGCAAATCCCTCGTTATTCATTTCTTTAACAAGGGCGTTCAACGCTTCCTTGACTTTCGGTTTGGATGTTTTTTCGTCTATTGTAACAGAAAGACGTTCTATCTCCGAAGTTCTTACTTTTCCTTTGTAATATTTGTTCTCAGCTTCTTTCTGCCTTTTGTTGTATTCATCTTGTATCTTTATTAATTCATTGAAAATACCTAATGCTGCTGTAATAGCCATTAATGGGAATGAAGCCTTGAATGTTGCCCCGAATGCCTTTATTGCATTGCCTGCTTTGCCAAGACCTACTGAAAATAACCCAATCGCCCCATTTGCCACTCCTATTTTTTTAGCCCATACGGTGATGGCCATGGATGCGATTATTGGGGCAAACGCTTTCGCTATATTGACTACTGTTTCCCAATTATCAATCAATACCTTAATAGAATCAATAGAACCTTTCAGTGTATCTTCGTTAGCCTTACCGATAGAGTTAAGCATCACATCAATACTGTCTTTCAAGTTGGAAATTTTACCCTGCAAAGTTTCGGCTTGAATTTCCTGCATATTGTAGAACAATCCTCCGCTGTCAGTTAACCGTTTGAAGATGTTCTCAATATCTTCAAAGGTTACTTTTCGTTTTGAAATCATATCCACAATTTGGGCAGTGGTATATGCTTCGCCTTTAACTTCTTCAAAGTAGCGTTGCAATTCTCCATACAAATTGATACCTGCTTCCGTAAACTGACGAACTTCCGTACCACGCAAATACGCTGCCGCTTTGACCTGCCCATAAGCAAGAATAAGTCTGCCCATATCAACACCTAAACCAGCGGATACATCGGCAAGTCGTTTTGTCGTGTCATATAACTTATCCGATTCAATACGGTATGCTGCAAGCTGTTTTGTGAATGTAACCAGTTCCTTAATTTGGAATGGCGATTTTACAGCAAGTTGGACGGTCTTGTTGAATATCTGGTCTGCTTGCGCTTTATTCTGTAAAATGGCTTCCAAGGAACGCTGCTGTAATTCAAATTCTCCACGTACATTTGCCAACTTACTGATATACCCTTCAATCTGTGATACGGAGAACACCAAGGCAAGCTGACGGCTTAATTGCCCAGCCGTATCCATTAGGTTCCGGTGGCGTGTGGCCAGTTGCTGCGATTGTACTCCTGCTTGCTGCAAGGCTTGGTTGTGCTTGGCGATGGCTTGGTTTATCTGTTCAAGTGTCTGCCTGTAGTTGGCATCTGTAGTGTTTAAAGACAAACGAGCCTGCTTCAAGTAGTTTATGGCTGTTACTTGGTCACGCAAATATTTGGCGTTTCTTGAATAGTCCAATGCACCTTGCGGCGTAGTACGTTGAGCTATTTCTTGCTGTCTCGCTAATTGTTCTGCTGCTTTTGCCGCACGCCTATCGGCTGCTTCTTTTCGTTGTGCGGTTTTCTCTGCCGATTGTACTCTCTGTTCGTCAGTTTGGCGTTGGTAGTCAAGCTCCATTTTCATGTAACGCATGGCATTAACGGCCGTCTGTTGCTGTTGTTTTGAAATAGTCTGTGTATTCTCAACAAACTTTTTCAAGTCAGAAATACTTTCTTTCAGTCCGGCTATATTCCATCCGCTAAACGAACCTTGCCCTATTTTTTTATCACCTATCCGATTCAGTAAATCTGCTGCACGTGAAAGGCTTTCGTTCATGGATGTGGTTTTCTTTTCGGTATCTCCAGCTCCTTTACTTACTCCCTCAAACGGATTCCCTTTAGACCCAATCGAACTTATCTTGCTGGCTAACGAAGCGATTGCGCTCTCCAATTTGGAAGTATCTACTACCACACTGCCAAACCCGTTTTTCAACGCATCCGCAGCCGTATGTGCATGTTTCTCTATCTTCTCCAGCTTCTCATCGAAACTGTCCAACTTCTTTAATACATCGGGTGTTATGTTGAAGAATGCTCCTGCTTCATTATCTGGCATATCGTTATCCTTTTTTATTAATTATGGGCATACCCAAATCATTCAAATTCTTCAAATCGTCAACCGAACTTATCTTGTTGACCTTCTTCTTTTTCTTATCCTTATTTCCGTATTCTACATGGGAAAAATCAAACGAGCTTAACCGGACTTGCCCGACCGTCATTTCCCATAAATATTCTTCACGAGAGCACCAAGTGTTGGAGCGCAGAAAATCAATCATCTGCCCCCATTCGGTACGGGATATTATCAGCTTTGTTCCGTTTTCTTCATCTTCCTTGCCAGTGTCATCTCCCTCACGGTCTGAATCACATTGATACTCTCGAAAAAAAAATCCGTGCTTATGAGGTTAAGGATTTCACCGAGCAATAAAGCCCAATCCTTTATGTCGTATTCCCCCCACATTAGAAGGTCATAGACTTTGTGGTAGTCATCTGAAAGTTCTTTTTTCTCATAATCAGAGAATATCCTGTCCTTGTCATTGAGAAGTGCAAGCGTTATTACATGTGCCACTGCTGGTAGATTTACTGCAAACTCCTTGATAACATCTCCCATGCTCAGTTTCTCTCCTTTGACGATCCGGCACGCTTGTTCGGCTATAAGCCATTGAACACCGGGCTTTAATCCTTTGATACACCACTCCGTACCGTGGAGTTTCATAATACTTGGGCTGTCGTTCATTATCCTTGCCAAACGCTCCATTGATTCATTGGATACAGGAGTATGAGCTGTTACAGCGTCTTTCTTTGGTTGTGTATCTTTTTTCTTTGCTCTATATACTGCCATGATTATAAGCATGAAGGGCGGCGGCATATCCAGCCTACCGCCCTGTAAAACAATCTTCTTATCTATTATGGGTTATCCTGCCGATGGTAGGGTATAAGCGGAATCCACATAAAACGGAGTTCTGATAGTCTTTGCTCCATCGGCGACATTTGCATCATACGCTGTTCCTGCAAGACTGATACGTCCAATATTGGAGTTTAATGATTCAAGCATTAGCTTGGAATTAAGTTGTAATTTTGGAACCACAAATGCTGTCATCGTTTCCCCTTCCTCAAACACTACGTCAATCTTTGCATACAATTTCTTGTATTGAGCAGGAGCAAAGTATTTGGTAGAAACAGTAGTTCCAGCCGTAAATCCCATGAGAGCGATTAGCAGATCTTTTTGTGTATCTGCGACCTCAGCTGTAAATTGGTATTTGCCGAGTTTCACGATGGAAAGAATAGGACTGTCGGAAGTTTCACACTCGATGTCGTTTACATCATTATCGTCTTGAGCGATTGAAGTGGTGTCTTCAACTACATCTTCAAGAATGTAAGAGTCACCCTTTGGCACATCGTCTTCTTCAGTACCAGTGAACAGAGTTGCCACGATGTAAGAAGGTTTGATAAATTTTTTGGCTGTTGCGCCAGTATTGTTTACTGCCATAATTAAAAAGTGTTATCTTGTTAATAATCTGTTTATCTTATTGTTATCCCGATATTGTACACATTGCAATAGAAGTTTCCGGAATTTTTACTTTCTTTCCCTATCAGTTCACAGCTTGTTATGACGAAATGCTTGTCGTTGGATTGGTCAATTGCCGAGAATAGTGTTTTTTCCATGTCGAACAGTTTTTTTACTGGCTTTGATCCCAAACTGTCCGTGGACTTCGCATAGAGGAATATGTTGGCGGAACATTTCGCCTCTCCTCCGTAATCATTCACGCTAAGAACATCTACAACGATCATGTCCGTGCTGTCACTACTTATTGTCAGCGGTGTTTCATCAAAAGAGATTATTGATGAAATCTTTGCTTTTGTAAGTAACATGGATAGAAAATTCTCTATCATGCTGCCAGTTTTATATAAATCATTCATATATTGTCTTGTTTACCGTGACTGATAATGCCGAACTTCGCGTTCTTGAATTTCCGTGATAATGCCTTAACTTCATTACGTGCCACTGCTATCACTTCATATTTCTTCTTCACGTTACCTTCTGCATTTTGTAGTATTTCTCCGTAAGGCATGGCGGCTACAACTACCAAATCAATTCCCGGATGTGGCTTATATTTGGATTCCAAGTATTCAACCACTGCTTCATAACCGGTAATTTCCTCACCATACCATTTTTTCTTTATTCCGGGAGAGATGGCGGTATATCCCTTTCTGGCAAGCTTTCCGTCAACATATACTCCCCAACCGTAACTATCTCTCAAATTGAGGCTTCGGTAGGTATAGGAAACTTTAGCCAGTTCCTTAGCCACTATCTTCTGTCCCTCGTTTGCGAGTAAATCAACAATACGGGTGATTGCACTTTGCTTGGTCTTTGCCATACTTAACCTACTTCACTCATTTTGATGTTAACTTTCACGCCACCAAGCTGGCTAATTCCCATTCCTATAACACGACCGTTAATGCCTATTCCGTAACTTTCCTTTGGACATCTAAACATATCTCCAATTTTTACAGGTGAAATGCTGCTTTTTTTTAATGGGAAAAACACGTTATAGTCTGCCATGATAGTGCCGCCATTGAACATCTTGGAGGCTTGCTGTATATCGCATTCGGTTTCAAGAAGGATGGTTTCTTCCAAAGTTTCCGTATTCCCTTCGTTTTTCTCAGTTATTTTCGCATTGAGAGAACCATCCGTATCTTCACCGCCTAGCAAATCACCGTCAAGCAATCCTCCGTTACCGAGAAGGTCTCCGTCCTCCGGCTTTTTCGTTATCACGGTGTAGAATATACCATGAAACGGATATTCTGCTATTGCTTTTCTTTTGAGACGCATAAGCTATACATCTAATGAATTTTCATTGACCCAACTCATACTACCCGAATCCATGCTTCCCAACGCTTCTTCTTCACCATACTTTTTGTACAGTGCTTTCAGACGGTCTTTCAAGTTTTGGATTATGGGAGCCGTTACCGTTTCACTGCCTACGTCCTGTCTATAACTGCCATGCTGGAGTGATGATGAAGCCACAGACCACGGACCGTTAATGACAAGCTCATATAGTGCGATAAGGCAATGGTCTTTAGTGCATTCGTCTATTTCGGAACGGTCTGAAATAAACATCAAACCGTTTTCGTATGCGATATTTTCAAGCGCATCATCTTCAAAGACAAATCTCGTAAGCCCATTGAGGTATGCTATCGGGTCAAATGATTTTTCCATAACTGCTACTGTTGCAATGTGTTGTACATTAATCGTCTGCCTGACTTGTGTCTACAATGACGTGATTGCGGAATGTTTTCAGTGCAGGACAAGCCGACATCATCACATCCGTATGCCATTCCTTATACAGCCCGTTGTTTGTCGTTGTATTCACAATCGTGCAGAGACCATCATTAGCCTGAGCAAAAATTTTAGTTATTACGCTTGAACCATACTTGTCAAACATCTGTTTGTCTAAGTTATTGGTGTATTCAAACTCACAAGCATATCCGGCAGGACGGAGAACTGCAATCTTATCATCCCAACCTTGCACGAATGTGTCTCCAGTATTGGTAAGATTACGCTCACGCTCTTCTACAATTTCAATTGGAGATACACCGGGATAATCACGGAAAGCTGCTAAGAACAACTCACGTGTAGTAGGCGCAGTAGCGGTTGTTGCGATGTAAGCTAAAGGATTTTTCTTGAAACTTTCAATCAATTCCTTAACTTCGGCATTTTGCAACATTACTTCGTAAAACATCTTGCGTGTAACCTGCCATTCCATTGCACCTTCATATCCCCATTTTTCACGATATTTTTTCTCCTTTTCCGCCATTTGGCTCAGAATCTTGCATTCAGCGTCAGTCCACACCTTAGTTCCTGCTTTAGTGAAATTTTCATCCGGAATGTCTGCTTTGTGCAACGGAATTTGAATACCACGTGCGATATTGCGGTAGTCGATATTACCTTTAGACATTAACTGTGCAGTCATGAAGTTCATGGTTGCGTCCGCACTATCAAGCTGGGACTGTAATGTATGTACCCAAGCGGCTACCAAATCGGCATCGTTTCCAAACAACTCAAACTGTTGTTCTTTTGCTTCACGTTCCATAGCTGTTTCAACGAAACCGGGAGCGATAAAATCAGGAATGGATGCGGTGTACCAGTACAGACCGTCCTTATCCATTTGATTACTGTCACCAAGAGGTGCACGCAAATCCATCAAAGGAGCGGCTTTCAAGTCACGTCCTTTCACAGAAAAAGTAGCGATGCCATTAGGGGCGGTAGGTGTGGGAGCACCAGCTTTTACACCTTGAGTCTTGTACCAACCATAATTAGTGTATAGCAGACCTTCTGTATTGACAAAGGATTGCAAGAAACGTTGATTGGTCTTGTCAGAAAAAAATCTTGCATATCTGCTGTTATTAAAATCAAATTTAGGCATAGTCTCGTCAATTTTAAATGTTAAACCAACCCTTAACCTTGCTCTTGTTCAAAGCTTTTAATGCAGCCGAAAGAGGTTGCATACGGTCTTCGTAGAGGAATACATCTCCTAATGCCAATGCAGGAGTGATAAGGTATCTTGCACCATCGAAATCATCTTCGGATGTAGCTGGGTCAAAAACAAAATCAAAGTCGCAGGGAAGGTATGAGTTAGGATTAGTAACCATCGCTTCTTTACCAGAGCCTGTTTCTTTCGCTTCAACAAGGACAGATGAAGTTGTTAATGATCCGAGGGTTGCGCTCAATGTAACTTTCCAAACATCGCCAGCCGTTCCGTCAGTCGCTTTTTCAACGGCTGTAATTGTTACCGCTGTGCCTTTTTCTGTCAATGTAGAAGGTGCTACCATGAGGATATCTCCTACGAATGGGATAAGAGAATATCCGTCTCTTTTCAGGTAAATATCTGTGTCTGTAGATTCAGTTGTAGCTTTTGCAACCGCATACGATTTTAGGATACGTATTTCGCTTCCATTAGAACCATTACTGGGAATATATTCAGCGAGCGTTCCGGCAAAAGCTCTTGCATTACCTTTGAATGGGTTTTTAACAATTCCACCACTGGTAGGAAATACAAGTGCGTCCTTTCCGCTCATCTGTAACTTCACGAATACATAGCGGTGTCCACCAATGCTTCCGCGAGCCTGAACCAATGCTCTACCGGGAAGGTAGCCACTGTTCAATAGAATTTGCTGATAAAAATCTGACATTTTCTTTTTGGTTTAAATTATTATTACTTTTCTTCTCTGTGCGATTGCTTCTTTACGACAGCAACCACATCGGCAAAGTCATCGGTCTTTTCCTTACCGCTTCCCGTGCCTCCTGGAGTGATGTCAGGTGGAGTGTTAGCATTAAACTTATTGTAGCTCTTGAGCAGTCTTTCTGTGAGAGCATCAACATCTGTTTCAGAATCAATGTGAATCAATTCGAGTTGGTCGTTAATCCAATCCTCGTTCTTGACTTCTTTCCCTTTTAAGGATAATTTGAGTTGATTGCGTTTGTCTGAGATAGCTTTTACCTTTTTCTCTTCCTCACGCTCTGATTTCAAATCTTGGAGTTCTTTGAGCAACTTATCCAGTTTGCTTTCGTCTCCTTTGTCATCCTTGTTATTACTTCTATCGTCCTTGTTCGGATGATTCTTTTCCCACTCTTTTATAAATTTTGAGTTGTCATTTCGTATGTTGTTATCGTCCTCTTGTAAGTCATCCAAGTAGTCGGCAACAACATCATCCAGTTCCAACTCGTCCTTATCACTCGCTTTCTCCAACCGCTTGTAGATTCTTTCTACTTTGCCGTTGAAACTTCTCTCACTCATAGCTAAGTTTTTCTTGCCGTTGTTGGTGAGTTTCACTTTCAGTGCTTCTGAAAATTGCTCTTTCGTAAACTTCATACACTATATGTTTTATAATGATTATATGCGAAAGTAATACTTTAATAAAAAGGTATAACTATAAAAAAATCACTGTATTTATCACTATGATAAATAGACATTGGTTTAAGTATATATTACCTTATTATTAAGAGGTATTTTTGCTTTTGATGAAAGAGCAAGAAGTACATAGAGAAGTCGTAATCAAGCCGCAAGAAGGATTCCAAATGCAGTTTGCGTCATCGTGTGTGGATGTGGTGTTTGGTGGAGGAAATCTTGGCGGTGGAAAAGGGGCATTGCTTGATTCTCATATAGTAACCCCATACGGTTTAAGGAAACTTAGAGATATTGAAGTAGGTAGTATTATATCTAACCCTGACACGGGTGGGCAAGAAAGGGTAATATATCTACATCCCATATCTATGTTTCCATTTTATAGAATATCCTTCTCTGATGGTACATATATGGATTGTACAGAAGGACATCTTTGGAAAGCAAGAGTTGCAGGAAAACAATCAAAGCGTAGAAACTCCGATATGGAGAAAGAGAAATACGATGGTTGGAGATTGATGTCTGCTATACAAATATATGAGTGGATGAAAAATAAGAACAAGGGAATGTATAAAGGAAAGAATCTTAATATACCATTACCCGAACCTGTTCAATTTACTCGACCAATCACACCTACAACGCCACGCCCAATAGCTCCGTATGTTTTAGGGGCATTAATTGGTGATGGATGTATGGGAGAAAGTATATGTGATAGATGTATATACCTATGTACACCAGATGAATTTATTGTAGAAAAATTCAAGTCTTACGGCTATGATATGTCTAAAAAGTATGCCAATGATATTGATTCATGTGCAACTTACATAATAAGCAATAACAACATAGTAGAGGATATAAAGACTTTAAAGATGAATGGATGTACCGCTGCAAACAAATTCATTCCAAAATTTTATAAATACTCTACAATAGAAGAAAGAAAGGAATTGTTATGCGGTCTGCTTGATACGGATGGATATGTAGATGATAGAGGTCATGTAAGTTATACTACGATAAGCAAGAAACTTGCAGAAGATGTTGCTTTTGTTGTGCGCTCTTTAGGTGGTAGATCATCTATAACATCAAAGAAAGCTGGATATAAAGACGGAGATGGAGTATTCCACTCATGTAATGAAGCATATACAATTTGGATATGTACTAAATTTAATGATGAGATAGTTTCATTACCCAAAAAGAAAAACAGAGTAAAGAAATATGGGTACGTAGAGATTGACAAGGACTTAAAACTTGAAAAGACAATAGTAAGTGCTGAATATATCGGCATGAAGGAAGGAAAATGTATTTCCGTTGACAATCCGAGCGGTCTTTATATGGTTGATGATTTTACAGTTACCCACAACTCTTTTGCTCTTGTTCTCGCTCTTGCAGAGCCATTAATGACAGATGGGGATTTCCGTGCAGTTATTACACGTAGGTCTTTGCAGTCGCAAAAGACGGGAGGTTCATTCGTAGATACATTCAAGGCTATATTCGGTGACTATTGTTCTGTAAAGACTGCCGATAGCCCTCGCATATCATTCCCAAGTGGTGCATATTGCGACTTGACCTATATAGATGATACTAATCTTGACAAAATGCGTGAGCAATGGAAAGGTAAACAGATTGATGCGATATGTATTGATGAGATTACCGAAATGTCTTGGGAAGCATTCAGCTATGTGCAGACCCGTAACCGTGGACGTTCAAAGACGTTTACGGGAAAGTTCTTTGCTACCCTTAACCCGAAACGTAGCCATTGGACGAGAAAGTTCTTGGATTGGTACATTGGGGTTGACGGTTTTATTATGCCGGATAGAAACGGGAAAGTGAGATACTTCTATGTTAACGGTTCTACCGTTGATGATGTGGTTTGGGGTGATTCCAAAGAAGAAGTTTATGCTAAGTGTAAGATAGATATTGATAGAAAACTTGCCCGTATTGGAGGTGATTTTGACTATACGAATATGATTAAGTCATTCGTATTCTATCAAGGTAAGCTATCTGAAAATAGGGCTATGCTTGAAAATAATCCTAATTACATAGGCTCTGTTGCCGCTTCGGGCGGTAAAATGGCACAAGCTATCATTGAGGGAAACTTCAACGTTGACCCCGAAGAAAACGAAAAGATACCTATTCCATCCACTTCCGCGCAAGGCGTATTCAACAACAACCCAGCCGTGAACGGTGACAAATGGATTACCGTGGATTTGGCGGATTATGGTACGGACAACCTTGTTGCACTTGCATGGGATGGATTTCACGCATACGACATTCTCATTCTTAGCAAGTCCACTCCGAGAGAAAACGCTATGGCAGTGAAGACATTTGCATTTGAGCATGGAACAGCCGAAAGCCATATCATTTTTGACGCAACTGCCGGACGGTATTTTAATGATTACATTCCCGATGCAGTACCTTATATCTCACTAAATAAACCTTTCGGGCTTTACCAACTTACCGCAATGACAGTAAAGGATATGTGCTATATCAGATTATGCAAGATGATCGAGGAAGGTAATCTAACCTTTGACGATAAACTTGCCGTACAGACATACACTCACCAGAACCTGAAATACAAAGTGACGGTTGAGAACGAGTTTATGGAAGAATGCTCTGTTGTACGGTTTGATGATATGCAGAGCGGAAAGAAACGGCTTTGGAACAAGAAGAAAATGAATCAGATGTTGGGGAAAGGCAGATCGATGGACTTGTTAGACCCATGCGCTATGAGAATGCTTCCGTGCGCTAACATTGAATACGGGAATGAGATTCAAGCAGGGTATTACAATCACGAAGAAGAAACCAAACAAGCGAGCCATGCACAGACAGAAGGAAGTATTTACGATGAACATTTATGGTATTAGGATATGATAAGCTATAACGACATAAAGGATATTATCAATTCCCTTAAGACAGAAGGAATTGAAGCAAGGGTAAGAGATGTTGCCTATTTGGTAATGTGTGATTCTTTCGTAGATAAGGCTCTTGCTGCAAAGGTTGCTTACCAAGAAGATGATAAGCCTTCAAACAAGGTGTTATCCATGCTTGCCGAGAAACTGAAACCTTTCGGCATCGGTGCTATCACTACCATATCTAAAGATGAGAACCGAGAAGCATTGCTGAAAGAAATATCGGAGATGAAACAGATTGCTGACGATGCGAAAACAAGTGGAGATTCAGACACTTTTATCAAAGCAAGTAAGGTCGTGTTGGATGCACGCGTGAAGCTGAACGATAAATTCAATATTGAAGAGGAAGAGGGGCAGAAGCGAATAATCGTTGTTCCGCAGAAGCACGACATTATCTGCAAATGGACTTCGAGAGAGTGTTCTGCAATGCCGAGCAAGGAAGCCTGCATGAAGTATTACAACCTAATTGATGCGGAAAAATGACACGGGAAGAGAAAAAAACATATCTATTGCGGAATGTAAATGCCTTGTTGCAGAAGAAACCGTTTTTCAGAGGAAGTGACACTTGCTCTACAAACGACTATTCCGACGGTCAGTCCGCAACCATTACCGAAACACGCACGGCAAGGCTTCCGAATGTAAAAAAGAATATCGTTTCGCAGGAAAAGTTTCTGAAAGAGCTTGACCCGATGAGCCATGAGGTATTATTTGATCAAAACTTGCCGAGCATTTGCGTCAAGTTAGAAGATGGGGGATATCAGGAAATCAAGTTCCAGCGCACGGCATTAGCTTTCCAAGAACAGATACTGGCGAGCCACGTAATCTACCTTTGCGGAAATCCCTGTACATTGTCTTTGAGAGGTGGCACTCCTTCCGAGAAAGATAAAGCCAACTATTCCACAATCAAGGAGTATTGGGTAGACAGGAATATGGATGGATGGCGTACAAAGGCAGTCCGTTCGCAGCTTGCCACAGGCGATGCCGGACTTCTGTTCTATTATGACTATAAGGGACGTATCAAATGCCGTCTGATAAGCTATGAGGATGGTTACGTTATCATATCGCACAATGACAACAACGGCGACAGGCTTCTTGAAAGCGTCTACTATGCCGATGAAAACGGTGTGGAATATATTGACAGCTACGATGATACCTACATGTACCGTATGCACACGCCAAGAGACGGTGAAGAAGCCGCAGAGGACGGTTTTGTAAGGGAAACTCCGATTGAGCACGGTTTCAGCGAGATACCATTGTGCACCAAACGTGGTGATGTGGCGTGGAACAACGGTCAAAGCCTTATTGAGATTTACGAGATTATCTATAACATCTTCTTTGTCATTCAGAAACGGAATGGCTGGGGCATTCTGTATATTAAAGGCAATTTGTCAGAAACGACAAAGAAACTTGCTGGAAGTATCATTTTGCAAGACAAGTCAATGGACGGTAACGGAAGTGCAGAGTTCAAAGCACCGCCCAGTCCGCAAGGTATGCTTGACAGTCTGCAAGATTTGTTCGAGAAGATACAGATAAATACATCCTGCACTTTCCTTTTGCCGAAAGATGTAAAGTCAAGTGGTGACATAAGCGCACTGGCTATCACGCTTACCCGTGACCTGGACTTGAAGAACGCCCAACAGGGTGTTATCGAGTGGCAGAATTTCGCCGACAAGATGATGCGCCTGTTCAAGGAAGGGCTTGCAAAGGAGCTTGTGAACAAAGGAGAAAATTCCAATGCCGTTACCGAGTTTAAGAAACTCCGTGTAAGCTGCAAGTTCAAGATTTGGCAGCCGTTCAGCGCAACGGAGTATAATAACATACTTATCTCAATGAAGCAAGCCGGCATTCTTTCCACAAAAACAGCCATTGAGAAAAACACCGAATCCGTTCCCGATGAAGAACAACGTATAGCAAAGGAGAAGGAAGAGGCTCAAAAGCTGTTGGAGAAACAGCAAAAAAAGGACAAAGGAGTTACGGAACAAATTGATGTGGTAAAAGAATAAATGGAAAAGGAAAGTCTGTACATTTTAAAGCTTGATACGCAAGGAAGTAAAGTAAAATTTCCGAATGCTGATATGCCTGCAAAATTAGGTGAGTACACCTATACGGCACAACGTATGGCAGGAACTCCCACACTGACCGCTACACTGAACTATCCTTCATGCTTAGACGAACTATGGACAGGAGAAGAGTTTGTTGAGTTTAGGGGGGAAAAATATTATATTGACCAAGTGCCTACATCCTCAAAGGACAACAAGAGTATCATGTACAAGCATGAGCTTCAATTCGTTTCAGAACGTATCGTGCTGGAAAACGTATATTTCATGGACGTGGTGACAGCCGGGGAAGACACGTATCACTCCAATTCCACTTCCGTCAAGTTCATGGGGGATATAAACGAGTTTGTTGGTCGCCTTAACGCTTCAATGGCAAAATCGGGTATCGGATATTCGATAGTGATTGATGAAGATATTACTTCTGAAAGCAAACTTGTTTCTCTTGACAGCGTATACCTTGCAGAAGCGTTACAGTCCATATATACCATATACGAACTTCCTTATTACTTTGTAGGTAAGGTTTGTCACATAGGATATACAGAGAATGTAATTTCTACTCCTTTCGAGTACAAGAAAGGGCTTGTATCAATAAAAAAGACAAACGCCAATTATAAGACCGTCAATCGCGTTACTGGTGTTGGTAGCTCTGACAACATACCTTTCTACTATCCGAATGATGATGAAAAAGGTACTATAGAACGCACGCAAAACCTTATGCCTTCCATTTATAGACAAACAAATGGAGCGGAAAGATTCTACAATGCACTTAACGATACGTATAAAATACCCGGTACAAATGATTACTATTTTTTCAAAAATACATATTCTTCTAAGAAAGTAAAAGAGATAAAGGTAGATTTTAGCGATATAAAGCCTACCATAGAAAATGTAACAAACGCTTCGGGACAGTTATTTGGTGAGATTGCGGATATTGCTTTTGATGATAACGATAGTGACGAACTCGGAACAGGAGAAGGGAATAATATATTCAATGGCACGGATGAGTATGTACATTCTTATTTCTACATAAAATTACATATATATAATGGGGATTACGGTTTTAACCTGTTCGAACAAGGTTTGGAAGGTGGTACGGCTGTAATCAATATGACTACGGGTAATTGTGCTGCTTGCGAGTTTGAAATAGGAGTTACCTATAAGGACAATGAGCCGGGAAGGGCATTCAATCCTGTATTGGTGGATTCTTCCGGGAACTTACCAGCAGGAGATTTTGAACAGAAGGTTACTTCACAAACATCCCAATATATAGAAAGCCAACAAAACACTTCTACAAATGAGGTTTGGATTGCGGTAAAAAAGGACAATACTACTTTCGGGGTTGTTATGCCTAATGCCACAAATAACTATAAACCTTCTGTTGGGGATAAGTTTGTGATTACAGGTATTAAAATGCCGAAATCTCTTGTGCTTGCCGCCGAGAAGAGATTAGATGAGGCGTTGATAAAGTATATGTCTGAAAACAACGATGAAAAGTTCTCTTTTTCCGTAAGTTTCTCACGTGTCTTCCTTGCAGAAAACAGTATGTTAGCTGGTCTGTTGAATGAGAACTCGCGTATATACATAAAGTATAATGATAAGGAATACTTCATGTATGTGAACTCATTTACTTGTAAGGCGGATAAAAATTGCCTGTATGATATATCCGTGGAGCTAACAGATAAGTTGTCCGCCAATGTTTCCGCTTTGAGAAGTACGATTACAGAGATAGCCGGGGATATCATAGGTGAGAGGATGGGTGTCTCTCTCAACGTGTCAGATATTCTTGGCAGAATATCCCGTTATTTTATCTCAAAGATAAATAACGACACGGCCAACGGTCTGATCACTTTTTTAAAAGGTCTTTTGATTGGTAAGAACGGTAGTGGAATCACTGTACTTGAGAACGGTATGTCACAGGCTGTTGTTGATTATCTGTATGTCAAGGTCAAAGCCGTTTTTGACGAGCTTGAAGTAAAGAAGAAGACGTATGTAGGTGGCGAGCAGGTGATTTCCCATGCAGGCATGAAATGCAACCGTGTGGATGAGTTGGATGATGTCTACCGTTGTTATTTCAAGGAAGAGGAAGACGGAATTGAGATAGAGAACCAGTTTACTCCGGGATCTCTCGCCATCGCACAGGAGTGCAATATCAAGACAGGCATTTCGCATCATGTCGGCAACCGCTATTACTGGCGGTTGGTCACAGCAGTAGGTGAGAATTATATAGACCTGTCCAAGACCGTGTGTGATCCTAATGTCGAGAACGATGTTCCGGTGGCAGGTGATGATATCGTGGGATTGGGCCATAAGACCGATATTACCCGACAGGCGGCGATAATTCTCTCTTCGGTGAACGAAGTTTCTCCGTCCATCATCATGTATCAGGGTATTAATGATTTTACCTTGACCGGGAAAGATGTCATTTCTTTTGATTTTGACAAATCTACCGGCAAGGCCCGGATGAAGGTGTACGGAGATACGTACATTGGTGACAAGGACCGTACCACTTACATGGAATACACTCAGGATAAAGGTGTGGATATCAAGGGTATGTTCCATATCGAGCAGGGATCTACCGGATGGAAGAATATGGAAGGCTTGCCGGATGAGATACAGGCGGCCGCGGATCTGGCCCAAAAGGCTCAGGATGCGATAGACAATGCGGCTGTCGGAAGTGTCAATCTGTTGCGTAATTCCGGGTTTACGGGAAATTATGAAATAGAGGAACTGTCTGCCGCTACCGAGTTATCGGCGGATACTGAGCTTTTCAGCAAGCAATTAAAGTATTGGACGGGTGTGGCTACTGTATCCGCAGATAGTGCTGCCGGCTCTGGGTATTCTGCTTCAATCGGTAGTTTGTCCCAATCCGTGTCCTTGATTAAAAATGAAAATTATGTTATATCCTTTAAAGCTAAAGGTGTGTCTGTGGCTGTTTCGTGTGGTGATTTCAGCACAACTCAGCCTCTTACGTCCGGTTATCAAAGATACACTTTCAAGTTCGCATTTAACGGTACAGGTATTTTCATGCTCAGTGGTACCGCAACCATTTGTGATCTTCAATTAGAGCGTGGAACCATTGCCACAGACTGGAAACCGTCCATTTTGGATAACGACAAGGCAACAGCCGGTTTTCAGTCAATCAATTATATCGCCAGTGCGATCAAAGATGGTTCTGTGGATATTCTTGGTGGTCTGATTCTTGCCAATATGATTCAACTGGGCAACTACAAGGATGGTAAGATGCAAAAGGTCACAGCCGGAGTTAGCGGCATATACAATGATGATGATGATGTGGCATTTTGGGCAGGAGGAAAACTTGAACAGGCGATTCTTACCGTGATGAGGTTCCGTAATGATCCTAATTACCAGCCTACGGATGCGGAATGGGCGAACATGGCAAACTTCGTTGCCACTCATGGCGGTGATGTATTTTTGAGAGGATATATCTATGCTTTGGGCGGATATTTCCGGGGAAAAATTGAAATAGCCAATGGTAAGATACTGTTGAATGAGGATGGTTCCGGGCAGCTTGCCAATGGGAACATTAAATGGGATGCAGATGGAAATCCTGAATTTGTCGGGAAAGTGAAAGTTTCCTCACCGTCAGGTTACGAGATAACCATATTCCCTGAGGATGAATATGGAAGACCGTCAATTGATATTCATGATAATGATGGTAATTCGCTCTTAGATATATCCCTTCAATATGGATTGAAGGGTATGGTTCCCCGTATTTTTATGAATGACCCTTCCAATAGTGATGTATTGTATTTTCGCCCGGACAGTATGGTTGTCGAGCAAAGAGGAAGTGACGGTTATATATATCAAACCCAGATTATGGGTGGACGAATAATTATGGTTAAAGGTTCTGAGATTGTGTGGGATCAGAGCATATTGCCCAAATAAAATAAAGTGATATGGAACTTAATTCGATCAATAAAACAGGTACTTGGAGTGAGGCGGCAGATCGGCTTAACAACAACTTCAGCAAGACCTCCACTGAAGTGGAGAAGATCAAGCAGAACAGTGTCCGCAACAAGGGATTGTTTTCTACAGTAGAAGCATTGCAGGCTGCTGTCCCATCTCCTGTTGTGGGCGACTGGGCTGTCGTGGGAGATACCATACCGGGTCCTATATATCAATGTACGAAGAGAGGCGTATGGAGCGAAACAGGAACAACCGGAGGCGGTGGAAGTGTTGACCTTTCCGGCATCTTGAAAGCCGAGGAGATAGACGATGTTACATCAATATTATAGTTATGAAAATTAATTACCAATCCGATTTTAAAATTATAGAGAAGAACCTGAATGGAGACATATCAACTCCCTTCCGGTTTACTTACTTCAATCCGTTCAAGGGAAAGTTTATAGCCTCTTTTGATGGGCAAGAGTATGTGGGTTGCAGCCGTATGGAAGATGGCAGTCTGCTTGTCGCTTTTGACAACCCCGGCTTCTCCCCTGGTATGCTGAAGGTCAAACGGGAATACTTCATTTCTGATTCTGACTTTAGAGATGGCATCTGCAACCTTGTATCTATTGAAGATACAGGGATTGTGCTGACTACCGGGAAGACGGATGAGAGCACAGCGGAGATCATGCCCTATCCGGATTATGCCGCATACAATGCGGTGCAGAGCGTATCTCTGTCAGATCAGGAGTATGATGATGTGCTGAGTGATTTTAATAGTTAATAAATAATTACATAAAATAACAACAGCCCAAGTTCCGGCGGAACTTAGGCTAAAAACAGGAGATATTATGGTAAAAATGCATAAACTGACCAAGGGCGGACAAACCATTTACCCGGCTACTATCTATGATGCGGTGGTTAATCCCAAAACGCGTAAGAGCTTGACTACGGAAATATCCGAATTAACTCAAAAAAGTGAAAACGTTATATCAAAAAATGATTCTTCTTATATCGGATTGCAGAACGATGTGAAGCTTATGAGTACTAATTTTAGTAAAATTAAAGAATTACAGCTTCCTGCATCTTATTTTAAAAATGGTTATGGGATAAATGATAGTGGAGTTATGCTACCTTCATCTTCAGTAGCGTGTGTGGAATTTATAAGATTCAATCCTTCTGAGCCTGTTACTCTTGCTTCTTCCTCTGGTGATAAGACTATTTTAAAAGTCCTAGTGTATAATGAAGCCGATGAAGGTGCATCAGAAATACATAAGATCTCTTTGTCAGGCAACACATTTGATTCAAAACAATTTCCTAATTGTACCTATTTTAGATTTTCTTACACTCCTAGAGTTGTCGAACCTTGGATGATCAAGGGATTTTTTGGCATGAAGGTAGAAACGGGGATAAATAAAGAGCAAATAGATTCTATAGAAGGAACCGTTTCTAGGCTTGAAAATTTGACAAGTCCGATTGAAGAGATAACTTTACCAGAAACAAAAAGAAATACCGCATTGGACGCAAGCGGAAAGGCAATATATGCTTCTTATAATGCAATTACAGAATTTATACCCTTTGATAGTTCTGTTCCTGTTACAATCCTATACCCCATAACAGGAAGTTATGAGATTCATAGATTTTTTGTCTATTCTGATCAGGACGAAAATTCAGGCGTAATTGTTCAGATTGATAGTGATAATAATGTTTTTGATGCGACCTCATATCCATCTTGTAAATATTTTAGATTTTCCGTATCACCTGCCCATAATCCTAACGGAGTAGCTTGGAAGGCTAAAGGTCTATTTGGTGTTTCAATAAAGACAGCGCAAAAAGCAGAATTAATGAATACAACTCCGATAAGCAGTGGAGCTGTATTCGAAGCTTTGAACGGTTTATCTCATTCTATTAATGATGCTCGTCCATATCACGGATTATCAGCAGAATCAAGGTTCTTTATCAAAAGAGAGAAAATTGACAGGCAGATAAATGGCAATACGTATTATCTTTCTTCAAAAGGTTCCGATGAGTATCCAGGCAACACACGTGACAAGCCATTTAAAACTTTGCACAAAGCATTTTCATCATTGACTGACGGTGACGTGCTATTAATAGAAAGAGGAAGTGAGTTCAGAGATGACTTCTCATTAATAAATAACCTTCGAAATATAAGAATATCTGCCTATGGCCTTGGGGAAAAACCTATTATAAATTATCTGTCTGTTCTAACAGACTGGGAAAAGGTGAGTGGCTATAATCATATCTATCGTTGTAAAATTCATGCTTATCAAGCTGTGGCGGAACGTGGAATGAATCAGGTGTACTTAGATGGAGAAAGGATGTGCAACGTATATGACACGAATTCATTGGAAGAAGCAGAGGCAATGACATATCTTGATACCCATGTTGATAAATCATCTTGGTTCAGTGGGGGTAAATATGTTGATGGATGGTCTGAACAGGATTGTTACTATTATGTATCATTGTCTGATTCTCCGAACACACACATAATAGAAGCTAACAGGTTCTTCTCGAAAATGTTAATTGGTAGTGATGTGGCTTGTCTTGATATTAGTCATTTGACATTAAGAGGTTCCGGAAGCAGGGATGGAGTGGCTGTCATTGGGGATAATATATTTTGGGAAGACTGCACATTTATGGACCATCAGCATCATGGCGTTGTTTTCAAAGAGTCATATTTTTTGAACTGCGAGACAAAATCATCCAGAGCGCAGGGATATCAATTTCATTTTTTGACATCTTCAGGATTGTCGGAAAATATAGACTTGATATGCGCCAATTGTAGGGTGATAAATCCCGGTCAGCTAGGTTCTGCATTTTCTGGGCATAATGGAGGCTTTACTATGGAATACTCCAATTGGTATATAGAGAATTGTTATGTGGAGGGTTGTGGATCTGTTATAGGAGATACGTCTCTGGTAAATCACGTACATGTTTATAACATTACATTAAAAGATTCAGGCTCTTTAAGGGGAGGTACTGGCATAGAAAATAAAATTACATATTGTACAGTATTTGGAACGATTGTCCAAAACATTGGCAATAACGGACTGTTAGTTAGCGGAACAGAAATCAAAGATATAGAACTAATAAATGCAAGAATCAAAATAAAGGTGACCGATGCCGCACGCCAAGTTGGGTATTCGCTATATTATAAGTCAGTTACTAATTCTAACGCTATTGAAAATCTAAAGATATGTAATTCCATAATAGAATGGGAAATGCCTGAAAACTTTATCCCTACAACAGCCATATTTGTTTCTATAGATAATACTTTGGACGATGCAAAATGTGATTTTGACAATGTCATATTTGCAAGTAATAAAAATTTGTTGCTAGGTCGTGTCGATACCGTACATTTTACGAATAGTCTTTTTTCAAATGTAATATTAGCAGGAGTAAGTAAGTCTGATGTATTGCAAGATTGTATGGAGATCTCTAAAAATGATTATGATTACTCATGTCTGGTTAGCAAGGCAAGTGTAAACAACGGAGTGCTTGTTGAGTAA